GGACTTAGATACACACCCTCAGTTCCCGTAGTAAATGTAACACTTCTTCTAAGATATTTAGTAGAAGCAATTTGGTATTGCGCAGCGCGCATAGCCTGACTTCTTCTAGTTACTCCTAGAAGATCTATAGATGCTATATTTTCTACTACGCTTAGATCAGCTCCGTCGTTAGCGTCTGAACTATCAATTCTTACTACTTCTCGTTTAAAGTGGTTAGCTGGTTCTATATAACTTACGTCAATACCTGTTAGTATATCACTTTCTTTAGTTCCTGATATCTGAAAACTACCTTCTTTTATATTAGCCTCATTAAAAAGCATTACAGGAAATTCATCAGGCATATCTATAGCTAAACTAATTTTACCACCAGTGTATATAAGAGCAGCCCTTATAGTACCAGCTAAAGTATTAAGTAAGTCTAAAGTAGCTGATTGCTCCGATATAGTTAAATCAGTTATAAAACGCCTCTCTAATATTACAGTACCTTTAGGTAGCCCTATTTGATTTTCGCGTATAGAGGTAAACATAGTTCTAGGCTTATATCTGAAACTACCATCAGCCATACCATTTACCCCTACAAATTTTCCTGTAGTTATATCACACGCATCACAGTATTGTGCAATTTGATAAAACCTGAACTTATCTAAGTTATCCTCTGCAATACCTAGTCCGTATGTAGTATTAGTTAAAATATCATAAATTATCCAGGCTGTATTCTGTGTCCAAGAATACACAAAAGTACCATCCCAGGTTCCTACATAAAGTTGAGGGTCATCTATACCGGTTATAACAGTAGCTGTACCTGTTTTTTGTAATCTATAGCCCTGAGAAGATCTATATCCTAGAGGTACTTCAATTTCTCTCCAATCTATATCGCCATTTTGTAAAATAGGCTGATTATAGTTACTAGGAACTTTAACTAGTAGCCCTTTTATCAAGGAGGTAAAACTAGGAACTCCGCCTGTGTGCTCATTCTCAGCCTTTAGTGCATAACCTATAACGGCAGTACGTGGATATGCTTGTTTAGAATTTTCTATTTCTGACCAACCAAATATCTGTACATCGTCAGCTATTTTAGATGTGTCTGAGTCTTTAGTTGTTTTTTCAACTGTAAATCTGTACCCATCAACACTCTTATATTCTTCTGGTATAGTTACTTTTATATTGAATTTAAATGGTGTAGTAGTTTTACCTGTTACTAATCTTTCAGCTTCTTTTATTATATACTCCCCATCACGAGCAAATACTGTTACTTTTACTCCTACTTCATAAGGGTCGGTATTACCCTCATCATCCTGTTTTGCCAACTGGTTAATTAAAAAGTTAAAAGTAAGAGCATCCCAATCACTTTGACTAGTGTCTTGTAGTGTTACCTTACCTGCGGGAATACCTTCTAAGTTTCCAAATTTTAATCTAACAGCTGAGGTAAATGTTTGAGGAGTCTGTATAGCTTGACCAAATACTTCTAAAGGTGCTTGAGTAGTTGTCCCAGTATTAAAAAGACTTTTAAATTTAGTAGTATCCTCACCCCCATCACCATCTAAATTAATAAGATCATCTATAGTACTGTCTTGAATTTGAATATCTTGTGGCCCGTTAGGGTTAACTCTGTATATAGGACCCTCGCCTATGCCCGTAGTTACATATAAAATGTCTGTAGAAAATAAGCTATTAGGAGCCTCTACAGGCTCACTGCCGCCGCCTTTGCCACCTTTAGAGCCAACAATTCTAGGAACTATACTATTTCCATGATGTACATATTGTTTATTTATAGCCATTAAAATTGATCCCCTACTTTAACTATATCACTTTTTCCGTGTTCTACTGAGTCTATATAGCCGCTTAAGAATTGACCCGATACTCTAGGCATACCATAATGTAATGGTATTGGTGTACCGCTTGAAGTAGAATTAGTAAGTCCATTAAACAGACCATTTTCTCTTACAGCCTCTGACTCAGATTGCTTAGGTTGCTTCATAAACATTTTAGTTAAAACGCTCATACCTATATTACCAACTATAGATTTCATAAAACTTGGCATAGCATTAAAAGCTTTAAAGAAACCACCAAAGAAACCACCACCTGCAGGAGCTACAGCACCAGCAGCACCTGCTCCAGCGCCTGCTCCAGCAGCTCCACCGCCTAACGCACCAAGACCCAAGCCACCAGTAAAAACTATAAGGGCGAATATAGCAAAAATAGCTAATAAGCCGCCTTTTTTGCCTCCGCCACCTATAATAGCAGGAGCAAGATGTATTATGTCTCCTTCTTTAGCTTTTAGTATATACAGCTCTTCATTAGTTATTAAATGTAAATCATTAGTAAGTAAAGCATATCCTTCATTATTATCGTTTAATAACTCCTGATTATGTAAGTATTGCATAAATCTGGGATGCATAGATTTTAAATAAAATAATACGTCGATGTATCTATTTACCTCAACAGAGTAATAAGGCTGATCAAAAAATTTATGAAAAGTAGAGTGAATTTTAAAGGTTACTAACAAGGTGTTCTTCTCCAAACCTATCAAACTTTAGCGCATCTATATTTTTATCATACCAGTATATAAAAAAATTACTATTAAAGCCGACTAAAAACTTATACTCTTGAAAAGCAGCACTAGTTTTGTCTTCACTGCTAGGAATAGGGTTATCAGATCCTGGATGTGAGTGAAATACTCCCCATATATTACCATCATATTTGACTAAGGCAGCAGGGTCTAGAAAAAAAGTAATATTAGGACTATTACTTAAATTTAGACAAGGAATATAACAAAAATCATTAGTTATAATACCGACACACTCTTTAGGATACTGC